TTTTTTCTATCACGACTTCTGCACTCAACGGTCGTCGCACCTCCAGATCAAAATCATCACCCTTGATGTCAGCAACAACTATGTCACCACGTTGAATACCCGTAGATTTGATCACAGCAGCCAAATTAACAATTCCGTTGCGCAACAACGTTTTAAAAATGCCCGATACACCACCCAATGTGATCCACAACACAACGCCGAAGGCCATACTCAATGCTTTCTTTACCCCATGCGTCTGTTGCCAAACTTTGATGGTTCGTTCATCCAGCCCGTGTCGCCTATAGAATTCCACATCTACACGCAGAGGTACTTGATCCTGAGCCCTATCGAAGCACTTCACATCAGCGGCATACGAATAGGTAGCACCACACGAACGCCTCCGAGGTTCCTGGGCATTATACCATGCCTCGTGATCTTCAGGAGACCGCTGACTGTTCAGGCTTATTTCATCAAGCAAACATTCATCTACACACCTCTTGAACCGTTTAGTCATAGACGAATAATACGCGTTCATCATGCCACTCTCACTGAACAATATGGTTTGGGGATGATCAACCTTTGTTTCGCTATTCTCATCACGCGAAGCTTTCACCTTTCCTTTCGCCATAAACATCCATTTCGTCAAATCGACTTCACCTAGAACGAAAATCTCGGTCAGCATTCTTTTTGCCTTGGCTTCGTCAACATTAATCAAGAACTCATCGAGGTCCGGCAAGTTGGGTTCCCACATGCCTTTCTCCAGATGCTTCCTAACTATCTCTTGCCACTCCGGTTTGTAGCACACGTCAATGACAGTCTGCACAGTCTCAACCGGAAAAGAGAACAAGTCGACAGAACCCCTATTATCCGGCACACCAATATTCCTCTTGAAGCTGGCACCCAACAGACTAGCTTGACTCGGGACTCGCACGCCTTCGACACCCATATCAACCTTCGGTAGACGTACATACCGCGGTTTGGGCAGCCCACGCTTACCATTGTTTATCGCCAAACAACCCTCGGTGTTCTTTATGACATCAACCTCGGCTAACCTGTAACCTGTTTCTGCCGCGAGACGACTGGGCTGGCCTCCGCACAAGTCGCGCACATCAGACTGTATAGCTGAAAAAGGGTCGACATCAGGCACAGGACAATCCATTGGTTCGAAACTTGCATGATCTGCGTTGACTTCGTAATCACGCAATGGAGCTTCTTCCCTCAGTGGAACAAAATCCTCCTCAAGTTTCTTCCTCAAAAACCCTTTCACGCCGAGATGAAGGCCAGGTCCTACCCAAGGTTTCATGTCCTCCTTACTAGCCATCATCATATCGACCAAATTCCTCCCATCATGCATGGGAATTCGACGAGCCGGTACCTCAACCTGCCTGTTCCCACTACTGAACCTAGCTAGGACCCTTGCAACCAGACTTTTGCCAGACACCTTTGCTGGCGGTGCCTTTATCCATCCAACCCAACCTTGCAAGCCATCAACAACTAGCTCCTTGTCTACGCCATCCATACGCAGCACCACTGGATTGGTCATGTCTTCAGCCAAGCGCGAACCGCGTTCGCAAGCATCATAACCAGCTACCTGTGTGACCGTCACCCACGGATCACAATCGCGAATGATCACCGAAAAATCGGTACCACACCTATCTAAGACTTCCCGTATGGGAACCTCTTCATGAGTAGTTGCAATAGTATACTTGCCCGAACCGCACATAACATCACTAAGCCCACCCCACCAGGCCGCCAATGCCATGTGTAATAGTTCAATGCTTCCTGCATCCCTCGCTTTATTACGCTCCTTGACCGCATCCAACAATACATTTAACGTCTTTCTCGACTCATGCCGAAGCCTATTAGCGTAGAGAGCAAGTGCCGCTGCAAGCCGCATTTCATCTTCAGTTGCCATCCGATCAGCCACCACAACGGTATCCAAACTGTTCACCACTCGGTCATTATGGCTAGCCAACGCCACGAAAGCCTCAGCCGGCGTCACCACCGTATTCGTTGAGATACTAAGTCGGTAAAGCACCTTCTCAAGCCTGTCGCTCCATATATCCACATGTCCCCGCTTGAAGCCTACGACCACACCTTTCTTCGACAATATAGGTTCTGGGAATTCAACCCTCGTAACCCGATGTTTTGACATGTCAAAAAAATGGGACCTAAGTATCTCTGGTGCTTCATAGTCTCGACCAACTTCACGCAAGACATAATATAGCATTCCTGGTCTGTTCATATACTTCTCACACAACCATTCTCGGCCTTCCACAACCACACTATTGGTCAGCGCAATAGTACGCAACGCCGTAAACGAATGCGAAATCGACATGGTAGCATCAGCCGAAGGCACCATTGTCAGTGTATCCGTTTCAGCATCTATGACGTACTCTCCAGGGAAGCACTTCAACTCCCCAGTTGTGCTAGTAAGGAAGTCTAACTGGAAAGGCATAGCTCCGTACAACACCCCCCCACGAGCATTTGCCAAAGTTACCAGCTGCGTGAGGCACGCCGGTGTTCTGAAGTGATTCAATATAATTGCATCACACCGTGGACCATCCAACCTCACACGCGGATAATAATGATCACCACCTCCTGCAGTCACCTCCTTCATGAAATTCAA